CGCGTACTTGCCCCGCCCGAGGTCAAACCGCAGCAGCACGAGCTAAAGCTGGCAAGAATCCTTGCCGATCGTTACAGAAGGGACGTGGTCTTCATTCCGCCGAGCGGCGAAGAGCGCAGAGCCGACGAATACTGGGAGTTCAAAACGATCACGGAAGAGGCGACGAATCTGTACAACGCGGCCTACCAGCACTTGCGGAAGGCGAAGAAGAAGGCCTCCGTCGACGTGATCGTTCTGCATCTGGATCGCGAAGTTTCGAAAGAGCAGTTGCGCGTTGTTATCAGGGGTGTGCGTCATGCGATACGTCGCGACCAACAGAAACGTATCAAACGTGTGTTGGTAATAGACAAAGAAGGCAACATCGTTTACGAATTCGAGAGAGGCCCTGATGGGTAAGGTCTATTACGAAGTCCTGAGGGACACGATCGAAAAGGCCAGAAAGGGCGGCTATCTCACCACCGAAGCCCAACTGATCTTCTGGGGCCGTATCTCCGAAGCCTATGGCCGGGGCGATCTCACGCTTGAGGAGCTTGAGCGGCTCGAAGCGCTGCTGGAGATCGACCGCGGGCGCTACCTGCGTGACCTGGACGTGGCCATGACCGGCGAACCGGAGGAAGACGAAGAATACGCCTAAAGCTCGAAGCGAATGCCCCGGGCGATCACTTCCGCCACACGATCCAGCTCTTCGTCCGTCAGGCCCAGAAAGTCCCGAATCGTTCGGCTCGGTCCGGCGCCGCTCACCACGTGATAGTAAGCCTTTTCGGCCGCGTCCGTGCGGCCAAATCCGATCGTCACGCTGCCTTCCCGTTCGTCCACCCTGAGCACGCGCAGGCTTCGCAACATCGAGCCCGTCAACGTCAGGTTGACCTGGTTGCCCTGGCCAAGACGGGCCTCCTTGTAGGCGCGATAGCCGCCCTTCACGATCGCCCAGAGCTTGCCCTGCCGCCGGAAGTAGCCGATCTGTCCCTGTTGCTTCAGGCGGCGTGCGGCGGTGCGGCTGCCCTGCGCCCAGAGCGCCCCGGCCGGAAGCGCGTAGGGCCGCGTGGAGTAGGGCGCAAACGGCCGGCCGAAGCGGTCGCGCCCTTCCAGCGTACGCGAGACGATCAGCTCGACGGCCAGATCACCGGCCGCACGTAATGCATTACCGTCGATCCGAATCATAGCGTCGGCAGCGGGTTGCGGCTCAGCTGCAGCACGTCCGGCACTTCGGGCGGCCGCGTGAATCCCAGCCGGGCGTACACCTCGTCGGCCAGGAGCGGCAGGCCAATCTCGGCCACCTCGCGGATCGTTCGGGCCGTTGCCTCGATGTCCTCCTCCTCGCTTTCCTCCCAGGCGAACTCGAAACGCCACGGCGCCTCGGCGGCGTCGGCGTCGAAGTTGAGCCGGTAGTCCATCAAAAGCAGTTCGTTCACCAGGCGTTCGGCACGCAGCATGTCGCTGTAGTGGATGTCGGCCCGAATGAGCTGCAGAATCTGAAGGGCCGCCCGGCTGCCGCCGCCCCGTGGAAGCTCCGGCGTGTTGGCCTGTCCCAGCACGGCGATCGCGATGTCGGCGTCCAGCGCGGCTTTGATCTCCTTGAAGTTCTGGCCGGCCGCCTCCTTCACGAGCTGGTTGAACCGAAATTCGATTGCGTCGCTCGTGATCAGGTAGTTGTGCAGCACGGCGTCGCGCAGCGCCTGCTCGGCCGCCGCCCGCTCCTCTTCCTGTGCCCCCTCCCGGTGAATGCCCTGGATGATGCCTTTGAGTTTGCGCGAAAAGTTTGCCCACTCGCGAATCATGTCGTTGCGGATCACTTCGAACAGCAGCACGCTGCGCAGCACGCCGCCCTGCCAGGCCCGCTCGTCCACGTCCGCAATGAACGGCTCCCGCGGGCGACTGCGCACAAGGCGCCCGCGCTCGTCTTCGCTGACGATCTGTAGATCTTCCACGTTGGGTGTAGGTCGATCCAGGTCCACCGGGTCGTAGACGCGCAGCGGGCGCAGCGTCCAGGCGTCGCCTTCGAAGACCGGATCCAGCTCGATGCACATGGCGCCGAAGAGCGCCACGTCCAGGCTCTTGCGCACGACCGTGTCGATCGTACGCGCCAGGCGGCGCCGTACCGAGCCGTCTTCGTCGCCCACGATGCGCCAGTCGAACGAGGTTACCGCCGTCAGGCGCGTGAGGATGTGGCCGCCCAGACGCGGGTCGGCGTCCGGAAGCCGCATGAGCACGCTCATGAGCGGCCGCATGTCCCGAAACTGCTCGTCCGGGTGGTCGGCCAGGCGCATGATCTCGAGCGCCTCGGCGACCGTGGGAAGCAGCTTGTTGCGGATCGTGTGATGGACGTACATGGCCATGGCTTCAGTAGACGTCTTTGACGGTGATCACGCGGTAGGCTTCGGCGCTTCCGGCCAGGCGGGCCAGGCCGCGCTCGTGCAGAAACTCGAAGGCGCAGATGAGCGCGTCCGGCGCGTCATCCTTTTCCTTCGAGCTTTTCTTGCCCGCGAACGTCCAGAGCTGAGCGAGGAAGCGCGCGCCGTCCTCCGTCGAACCGAAATCCGGCGGAAAGTAGATCAGCCGGTCCGTGTAGGCGAACTGCACGGTCTTGGCCAGCTCGTCCACACGATAGCGCTTGTACTCGATCGGCGGGAACGGCACGCCGTGAATGCGGCACCAGTTGCGCACGTGCGCCGTCCAGGTCGACTCTTGGCTGACGTGGCCGTCGAAGCCGAGCGCCACGACACGCCGATCCCGCATCGACAGCACCACCGAAAGCAGCTCGTTCGGATCGGCGAAGCTCCGACAGACGGCCTCGGCCACGTAGTAGCGCCCGGTCGTCGGGCTGAAGAGCAACTTCACGACGGCCGTCGTGTCGCCCTTGCTCTTGCGCGCCAGATTCGGGTCGCAGTAGACCACGCCCCGCGCGTCGGCCGGCACGTGGTCCCACTCCTGGTAGTATTCGCGCTTGAAGACGAAGCCCTCGACCGGCTCGCCCCATTCGCCCAGCGCGTAGACGCGCCAGAAATGCGGGTCCTTGTCGCGGAGCGACTCGAGCACCTTCACGTAGTCCGGGTCGATGAAGGCGTTGTCCCGGTACGTGGTGCGGAAGATGGCCACGTCCTCGCCGGGAAGGTCTACGAAGCGCGCCTTCAGCCAGTGCTCCTTCGAAATGGGGTTGAAGGTCAGGAGGATCTGCCGGTAGTCTGGGCTTTCGCCGCGCAGGCGCAGGTCCACCTGCTCGAACTCCTCCGGCTCCAGCTCGGTGGCTTCTTCGATCCAGATGGACGTGATGCCCGCGATCGACTTGAGCTTTTCGGTGTCGTCCAGGCCGCTGGTGACGATCTCCGAGCCGTTCAAGCAACGGATGGTCATTTCGGTTTCATTGAAGGAAAAGAGCCGCCGCAGGCCGCTCGTGACGATCAGATCCTTGAGCAGCCGGAAACACGAATGGCGGATCGTCCGGGCCACTTTGCGCACGACCAGGATGCGGTGTCCGCGTCGCTCCAGCAGCCGCAGGATCAGTTTCTGCGCGGCGAAGTGCGACTTGCCGCTGCCCGCGCCGCCGTAGAGCACGAGGTAGCGGTGCCGGCTCTCCAGCGCCGGCAGGTAGGCCTCGTTGATGTGCAGGTGGACTTCAGTCGGCAGCATCTTCAGGTCGGACGATGTGCACGTGCACGTTCAGTTCGTGCAGCCCGGTGTGTTCGATTTCCTGGCGCTCGACGTAGCCGCGCGTGCGGCCGAGCGTCTTGAGCACGAACGTGATCGCACTCATGTTGCCCTGGCGCACGCGCCGCGTGAGTGCGGCCTCGGCCTCGTCGATGAGCACCTCGCGGCACTCTTCGAGCACTTCCTGCAGCCGCTTCGACTGCTTGATGCGGCGGTAGAGCGTCGAGCGGGGCACACCCAGCCGGTCGGCCGCCTCGGTCACGTTGCCGGAGGCGATGCGAAGCGCCTTTTCGATGTCCTTCTGCTTCAGCCGTCGCTTCATTTCACGTAGACCCAGAGCTCGTCCTTCTTCCGGTGTACGGCCAGCTCCGAGGTGCGGCATCCGAACTCGCGTTCGGCCCGGGCCAGCACGACGTCCAGGTCGCGGCCCGTGCGGACCTTACGGATCGGTGCCACGACCGCCCGGCGCGGCCGCGTGCCGACGAGCACATGGCGCACTACCAGGTCTTCCTCGCGGATCATGGCGTCACGTAGGCTTCGAGCCGATAGACGACCCAGTCTGCTTCGACGGTATCGAGCACGATGGCGCGGCTTTCGAACCAGACTGAAAGCGTGGAGGCGGCCAGCACCTCCAGCGCCTGACGCGCCATGTCGTAGGCCTTCGCGATGGCCTCCTGCTGCGTGGGGCGGGCCTCGGCCACGAAGAAGCACGTCAGCAGGTAGTCGTCGTCGATCGGCACGCCGCGCGCATCCAGCGGCGAGGTCGTGGCCTCCAGGAAGACGAGTGCGTAGGGCGGCCGCATCGGCGGGTTCTTGCCGAACTCGCCCGCCACGATGCGGGCGGCGTCCAGTCCGATCGTGGCGGCGTCGTTCCGAAGGACCTGGATCACCTGGTCCCAGAGCGCCTTGTAGCTACCACTCGTATAGGCCATCGATCTTTGCCACTTTGGCGAAGGTGTTCTGCTCGCTCGTCACGGTAGCGTCCAGCTGGCGGGCGCGGCGTTCCAGCTCGGCGAGCGCCTCCCGGTAGTGGGCTTGTACGAAGTCCATCGTTTCGGCCGAGGCGGGCTGCACGTGCAGCATCAGGTCGTAGAGGATCAGCCAGGCCGCCGCGTGTTTGGCCCAGATCGGGGCGGTGGAAGGGTCGCTGGGAGCCGCCACGCCTGTGATCGACGTGATGCGGTCGTCGGCGGCCGCCTGCGCCCGCTGGAAGGCGGCCGGATCGGAAGCGGCCGCCTGTCCGATCGGACCCGTCAGCTCCTCGAACTCCTGCTGCGTGATGAACGGCATGTGCTTTTTGCCGGAATGATACGTGCGCCGAGCCCTGATTTTTTTGCACATGCACATGTGCAAGAATCGGCCTTTCCCGCTGCGTAACGTCCGCAAAAACCGCAAAAGCCATGGGTCTGATCGAAAAGCTCAAGGAGAAGCTGCAGGGCAAGCTGCCTGAAGACGTCGATCTGGACGATCTCGTCAAGGATCTGGACGACACGCCGCCCGCTCCGCAGCCGACGCCTCAACCGAAGGCTTCCGAAGGGGACGCGCTTGCCGAGATGCGGGCGCAGTTCCGTCAGCTTCAGGAGCAGCTGGCCGCGCTGCAGCAGGCGCTGGCCGAGGAGCAGAAGGCCCGCAAGGAAGCCGTCAGAGCCCTCGAGGAGCAGCGACGCAAGGAGCAGGAGAAGCGCATCGCCGAGCTGCTCGACGAGGCGGTCAAAGCGGGCAAGATTCCGCCCGGCAAGCGCGACGAATGGAAGGCCCGCCTGGAGGCCAACTTCGACCTCACCAGCCAGATCATCGCCGAGCTTCCGGCCAATCCGGCCGTGAACAAGGACGAGAAGCAGGACGCGAAGAAGGCCGCCGCGCCCGAGCCGGACGTGCTCGACCGTCGGGCGCTCGTCGAGGCGGCCAAGAGCTACTTCAATGCCAAAGCAGCCACCAACTAACCAACTCGTAGGAGAGGAAGATGGCAAGCATCCGCGAAGTCTCCACCGGATCGGGCGCCCGGAGCGTGACAGAGCTCCGCAACCTGGCCGTGGCCGAGTTCATCTCGAGCTGGCCGATGGCGCCTTACGCCGAATTCTACACGTTCACGGGCAACGCCGACGCGCCGCGTCAGGACTACGGCGAGTTCAACGCGGGCGACACGCGCACGACCTCGACCGACTACACACCCAAGGAGAAGGCGCCGCAGTTCGCCAGCGTGTCGCTCAAGATCTACGGCGACAAGGTCCAGACCGACATCGCCTACGAGCGGCGAGGGGGCGACATCGGCAGCCAGCGCGTCACCGACCTGCGGCGTTTCGCGCAGTCGCTCGGGCGCTACTTCATGGATGCCACCATCAACCACGACAATGCGCAGGATTCGGAGCAGATCACCGGGCTGAAGGCGCAGGCGGCTGCGCTCTCGCGCGTGGTGACCTGGGGCACTAACGGCACCGTCCTGGACGCCTCGACGCTGAAGAGTTTCCTGGAGCTGCTCGACGAGCAGATTTTGTCGATTCCGGGCGGTCCCACCTGCATCATCGCCAACGGCAAGTTCATCTCGCGGCTGACGAACCTCGCGCGCGACTACGTGCGCGTGGAGGCCGCACCGGATGTCTTTGGCCGTCAGCAGCTGGTGACGGTCTACAACGAGATCCCGATCGTCAACGCCGGCTTCAAGGCCGATCGGACCGGCCTGGTCATCGGCAACGACGAGAGGGTCGGTACTTCGAACGACTGCACGAGCATCTACCTCGTGCGCTTCGGTGAGCAGCAGGACGTGACGTTCGCCACGAACGTGGGGCTGGACGTGCAGGACCTGGGGCTGGTCGGCACGAAGTACGTCACGCTTGTGGAATTCGACGTCGACCTGGTCGTGCTCAATCCCAACGCACTGGTACGCATCGAGGGCATTCGGTTCTGAGCCATGATCGTCTACACGGGTAACGAAGGCTTCAGCGGGCTGCGGCACGGCGTCCGCTTCGAGCGCGGATGGGCCGAGGGCGTGCCGGAAGAGCTCGCCCGCTACCTGGCGGCCAACTACGGCTACCGCATCGAGGAAGAGCCTGAGGAAGCCGGATCCGACACGACCGAGCGGGACAAGCAGGTCACAAAATCGAAACGCGGGCGATGAGTCCGGAGGCGAAGGAGCGGCTGCGGCGCATGCTGATCGTGCACGAAGGGCTTCGCCTGAAGCCCTACCGCGACGCAGTCGGTAAGCTCACGATCGGCTACGGCCGCAACCTGGAGGACGTCGGTATCAGTCTCGAAGAGGCCGAGCTGATGCTGGAGCATGACCTGGACCGCGCGATCCAAGCGGCAAAAGAGGTGGTCCCTGGCTTCGATGTGCTTGACGAAGTGCGCCAGGCGGTCCTGGTAAACATGGCCTTCAACATTGGACGCGCGGGACTGGCGAGCTTCAAAAGGATGCGAGCGGCGCTGGCGCTTGGCGACTTTGAACGTGCAGCTTCGGAAATGCTCGACAGCCTTTGGGCGCGCCAGGTAGGCCGTCGCGCTCAGGAACTGGCGGAAATGATGCGGACGGGACAATGGACGAGCTGGCTTTCAACTGGATCGCGTTAGATGCAGAAGAAATGCAGGATCTGCGTGAAGTGCTGGCGCGCATTGAGGCGGAGCTTGCCGCGCAGCGCCAGCTGCTCAGTGAGGTACGCGACTTTATGATTGCCCACCGCCGCCCCTTGGAGGGAATGGGGAGCCGCTTCGAGAAGATAGAGCGCGACCTTGGCCATTTGCGCGAGCGCGTGGTGTCGCTTGAGACGCGCTCGCAGCTCAGGCTCTGGCTCGTAGGTCTACTGGCCGGATCCGGATCCGGCGTGGCAATGTGGATACTCAGTCAGCTACTGCGATGACGCTCTTTGACGTGCTGGACCGCTTGCGCGGACATCGGACGCACGTGCTCGTGTTCATCTGCACCGTGTCGATCACGGTGCGCTACGTACTGCTGCCGGCCGATCAGTTTGTCGCTGGCCTGAGCGATTACGCTGTGTTGCTCGTGGGCGTGGCCGGCGTGCTGCTCGGCAGCAAGGCAGGAGATGCGCTGAAAGAGCGACTCAGGGCAAAATGAAGGCGCTCCGCTCCATCGTGCCAATTCTGGCGCTCCTGGCGGCCTTCCTGCTGGGGCGGCAGACGGCGCCCATCCGGACGGTGGAGCGCGTGCGCACCGACACGATCTATGCGGAGCGCCTCTTGCCGGCCGAGACGGTGCGTGTGGCCGTGCCGGTCGAGCGTGTGATCTATCGTGAGCGCGTGCGCGTGCGCACGGACACGGTGCGCGTGCCGGTCGAGGTCGAGCGCTACGTGATCAGCCGGCCGGAGCCGATCCGGACCGAGCCGGGCCGATGCGTCTGGACGTATTTCGAACCGAGCGTCGGACGCTGGGAGCAGGCGGTCTATAGCGTGCCGCCGCAGGCTGCTGGCTACAGCCTGCACGCCGCGCTGGGACGCATGCTCGTGGCGGACACCTGGCGGTGGTATGCGGCCGTGGAGTCCGAGGCGCGCTACCGTCGCCTCGGCGCCTTCCTGCGGGCGTCCACAATCGGACTCTCGGCAGGCGTCAGAGTAAGGGTATGGCCATGATTCTGGAGGACGACATCGCGATCCGTCACGTGCTGGTGGGCACGCGGCCGCGCCGCGCGGTGGTGGTGCCGCGAAGGAAAGTGCACACCGGCCGCGACCTGGACGTCGTGCTGGCCCGGGCTGAGCGAGAGTTCGGCTGCAGGCCTTCCGAGTTGGCAATCCATCAGAAGAAAGACGGGCTCTGGATATATCCGAAATGAGCCGATCCCTGGAAATTATCACAAACGCCGCTTATGTGATTGCCGGCGGGGCGGCGGTAGATCGCGCGCCGACGGTCGGATTTGCGCTGATGCTGGCTGGTCTACTCAGCATGCTCTACCACATCAGTCGCACCGATGGGGCGCGGCGGCTGGATCGGCTCGGTGTGCTGGTACTCGCGCTGGCGCTCCTGGCACACGCGGTCTGGCCCTGGTGGGTGAGCCCGGCGCTGTTTCCGGCGGCCGCGCTTTTGGCCTGGAGCCTGCGGCCGATGGACCTCTACGTGGCGGCTGCTTTCGGGCTGGTGGTCGGGCGGCTCTGGCCGGCTTCGATCCCGGCGGCAATGCTCTTTCTGGTCGCGCTGGCCGCAGCCGCCTACGGCGAGCGTTACGAAGAGCGCCCGGAGGACATACGCTACCAGGTGGCGCATGGCCTCTGGCACGTGCTGAGTGCGACAGCAATCTATTTACTAACCTAAAACCGGTAAGCCATGGAAAAACGGGTCATCAAGGTCGAATTTGGCGTCTCGAGCGACGGTACGACGGCGCCGGCCTCCTACACGCAAATTCCCGAAATCCTTCCGTTCGACTGGCCGGAGGACGACGTGGCCACGGCCGAGCTGGCCGACCGCACGGAGGTCACGGTGGACGTGCGCACGGACGTGACCGTTCAAACCTATGCGATCACGGACGCCTCGCTGGGCACGTTGCGCACGCACGCAAGCAACCTGGCGCAAAACAAAATCTGGCTGAAACTGACGAAGTTGGACGGTGGCGTTCGTGAGGTGCGCAACGTGCGCGTGCGCAGTGTGCGGAATGCTGGCGGCAATCCGCCGCGCGCGGAGATCATCTTCCAGAAGACGACCGTCGATGGCGCGGCCATCGTCTAAGACTGACTGAGCCATGACGCGCAATATTATCGCTGCGATGCTCGATGACGGCAGCACGCAGGTGGTGATCGATCGCGTGCTCCCCGGGAGCGAGATCGTCGAGGAGGCGGAGACGGTCGAGCTGCAGGACCGCACGGAGGCGATGCTGGACGTGCGGCGTCGTCTTACGATACGCGCTGCGCTCGACATCGCGCAGCGCGATCAGATCGCCGCCTGGGTGCGCGATCGCACGCCCGTGACGATCGTGGCCGAGACGCTCACGGACGTGCTCTACTGGCAGGACCGAACGCTGCAGCTGGCAATGGGCGGCAGCGAAAACGGTCTGGCCGTCATGCGCATTACAACCGCCGATGCAGACATCTACTGAGGAGAAGCCATGCGTCAACCGATCTGGCTCCGGCGCCCGAGCGGCTTCAGGCTTACGGACCTGGCCGCAAGGCGCCTGCTCTTTTATCACGACTTTGCGCTTGCGCCGCAACAGGCTTCGTTACAGCCTGTCGTAGGAAACGAAGGAAGCTTCAGCCGAGCCACCACGCGGCCGTACTTTGACGAGAATGGTGCTTACAAGGAGACTGCGCCAAATGAACTTATATTTACGCAGTCTCCAAGTGGCCTTCTTCTTCCGACGATATGGCCGGCGGCGACCAATTTGGTGACGAACAATAGTAGTAATGGACCATCTGGCGGATTTCAACGTGTTAAGTTGTCTGGTACCGTTTCATGGGCGGGCGGGCTGTTTAATTTAGGAAGGTATGCGGCGGATACAAACACTGGGGAGCATCGTGTTACTTTGGGCACTATAACGTCTGGAATTTCGGTTGGCGTCTACTGCGCCTCGGCTATTTATAAGCCAACGGGTGGGTCTAGCGCGTTGGCGCGAATGAGTTGGGAGGCTGTGGCCGGAAGCAATGAGGCCACTGCCGCAATCATTGACCTAGTTTCCGGGGCCGCAACACTGCCTCCCGAAACTTCGCGGTGGAAACCGCTAAAGGCGGGACGCATCGCCCTCCCGGGCGGTTATTACTATATCTTTTTTGCCGCATACTTGAAGAGTACAAGCAACGTGACAGCCGTTAATTCTCAAATCAACCTTTTTAACGCAAGCGGAGATTATAGCTTTACTGGAGACGGCACAACGGAGCTTGCGCTAGTTGGCGCGCATTGCCTTTTTGGGCCAACCACTCCGTTTATTTATCCGCCAGCGCCAATTCGGACAACCGGGTCTACGGTAACGGTGGCGCAAGACGTGTTGTCTTTCCCGTTTTCGACGCCGTTCCCAAGCGAAGGCCTTACGGTGCACTTTGAGGCGGAGGTGTCTGTGTTGAGCAGCGAACTTCCGCCGAGCGACGGACAAAATTGGCACTTTTATAACCTTGGGACGCCAGATACTGCGGCGGGAGGGACCTATTCCCCCTTTGGTGCTACGGTTTCCATTATTCGGGGAGAGTTGCAACTTGATAATACTGCTGCGACGGGCTCCCAACCCGTCTCTTCTTCCTATTGGAGGGAGTCGGTTCAACTTACACTCAGCGAAGAGACGTATTGGCGCAATGGCGTGCAGTATGCCACAAGAACACAAAGTCGGCCGGCCGGCATGAGTCCGTCTCCGGCGTCTATTGGTATAAGTGTGGCGCGTTACGCTCCGATCTGGCTGCGCCGTTATGCGCTGGTGAAAGGCATCGTGAATCCTAAGTTGCTACTGACATGATCCCGGTCGAATACATCCGCATAGATCGATCCGGCCTGGACGCGCCTGATGTGCAGCAGGCATTGGAGGCCGGCCGCGCGGTGCTGGTGCACGAATCGTCGCGTTACGTCTACCTGAAGGCTATCGCGCCTGCGGGCTTTGGCGAGGTGCTCGGTGCCAGTTTGGACGAGCTTTCATCGCAGGTGCGGCGCTACTTCATGCGGCGGTATGTGCGGCGCCGCATCACCGTAGAGCAGGAAGACGGAAGCAAGCAGGAGGAGGTGCTGGACCTGCTCGTCGCAGCTGGCGAAGAGCAAGAAGGCGACGAAGTGCTCGGCGACTACGAGGCGGCAAAGTTTGCGGGTGAATGACGCTGCGACAGTATCTCGAAGGCCTGTGGAGCGTCGGGCTGGATGACCTGGAATTCCGACGCCGGCCGCAGGTACTGCTGGAGCTGGACGAGGAGAAAAGGAAACGCCTCGGGTGCGCCGAGGCGTTTCTTATAGAGGCGCTGGCTGAGCTTTCGGAGGCCGCCGAGATTTTAGAGCGCTACGATCTTTATCGCGTCGGCGCGTTAGCACCGAGTGCCGAGGTGCCGCTGGAGGTAGCGCTGGCCGGCTGTGGACTGGAGGCGGCCGGTCGCTTTCTGGATAGGCCGCTTCGCGAGGCGGTCGTATGGGTCGGCCTGGTACAGGTGGCCGAGGCTGTCAAAGCACAACTGATGCAGAAGGACAATGGCTGAGCGCACAATCAAACTGCGCCTGGAAATCGACGGCCGCGAGGTCGAGGCACGTCTTCGCTCGACCGACATGCTCGTCGAGCAGCTCCAGCGCCACCTGGCGGACGTAGGTCCGGCCGGCCAGCAGGCCGGACGCACGGCCGCCGCCGGACTCGACGCGATCGAGAGTGAGATTCGGTCCGGCACGATCGTCTCGATCCGCCAGGCTAACGAGGCTTTAAGGCAACTCGACGCGCTTTTCGAGGAGGCCACCGACGACGATGCGCGTGCGCGTATTGCGGCGCTAAGCCAGGAAGTCCACGCGCTACGCGGCCGGATGATGGGAGCGGCCATAGCTACCGGTTCCGGCTTCAATCCGGCCACGATGCAGCTTGTGCGTCTTGTCCAGGATGCGCAGTACGGCTTCCTCAGCATGGCCAACAACTTACAGGAGCTGATCACGCAGCTCGCGCTTAGCGCGCGGGCTGGTGGCGGTCTCCGTGCGGCGCTTTCGAGCCTTGTTAGCGGCCTGATCGGTCCGGCCGGGATCGTGGCGGCGCTGTCGGCGGCCGTCGCCTTCGGTCCGCAGATTGTGGACTTCTTCCGTCGGCTGGGGAGCGGCTCGAGCCTTTCTGGTGAGGAGGTGCGCAAGCTGCGCGAGGAGCTGGAAAAGCTCACCGGCGTCGAGGTGCCAAAAGACCTGATCCAGGCTTTTGAGCGCCTGGCCGGCGGAGCGCGCGGCGCTACGGACCGCATCCGCGCCTTTGCCGAGGCCTGGCGCGATGCGCTCGGCGACATCGAGGATACAGGCGCGCTTTCTGCGCTAGTGCGGCAGCTCAACGAGGAGGTGCAGCGCTTCGAGAAGATTACAAGCGCTACGCGGAAGCAAATCGACGAGCTGGCGCAAAGCATCAAAGACCTGGAGGCGGAGCGCCGGCAAATCATGATGCAGTTGTTTATCGACAAGCGGGACCGCCAGGGCCTCGCCGAAATTAGCGCCGAGATCGAGCGCCTGCAAAACCGCTACCAAATCCTTTCCAACACGCTGGCGGTGACGGAGGAGCAGGAGCAGCGGCTGCGTGCGGCCTACGAAGCGACGCGCCAGCGCCTGCTGGAGGTCAACGCGACGCAGGAGGCCAACAACCTGCTGCGCAGCAGCGCCGTTGCGCTCGGCATCAAGCTGAAGGACCAGATCGAGCAGGAAAACCGCGAGCTCAAGACGCAGCAGGAGCTGCTCAAGCAACTGGCCGAACTTCGCCGCGAAGATGCGGCCGCGCGTGAGGAGCAGATGCTAAAAGCAACGCTGCTTCCAGAGGACATGCCGGACTTTGCAAGCATGGAGCCGCTCCTGACGCGCGACGAGGAGCTGGCGCGGCGCACGGCAGAGGCGCACCGCATCTGGCAGGAAGCCATGCAGCGCAGCTCGGAAAGCACTGAAATGCTCCGTCGATCGCTCGTCGACGCCATCCAGGCCGAAATCCAGTACCGAGAAAGCCTGCTAGCCACAAGCGACCTGTCGGACAAGGAGGTCTCGGAGCAGCAGGAGCGCATCACGGAGCTGCGCCAGATGCTAGCCTCTATTGAGGTGGAAGGTGCTGGTGCATTCGAGCGGGCGACGCAGGTGATCGGCAAGGGCGCGCGCGTGACGCTCGGAGAAATCGAGGAGCTCATCGCGGCGCTGGAGCGCTACAAGAAGACGTTAGCTGATCCGGCGCAGATTCATGCGGTCGATGCGGTCATTGGCCGCTTAAATGCGATGCGCGAGGCAATGCAGCAGGGCGGTCAGCAAGCGATCGATCTTTCAGCGAAGTTTTCCGGCGAGCTTGCCAATGCGCTCACGGATCTGGCCGTCGAGCTGGCGGAAGTCATCGCCAACTTTGGTCAGACGGCCAATGTGGCAAGCAGCATCATTGCCCTCGTACTCCGCACGATGGCGAAGTTTGCTACGCAGTTTGGACGCACGATGATTGCGGCTGGCACGGCCTCGCTGGTGATGCGCTCGCTCCTTGCCAATCCATTCGCAGCGATTAGTGCGGGCGTAGCGCTGGTCGCCATAGGAAACACACTCCAGCAGCTCGTCGATTCGCTCTCCCAGCAGGATCGGCGACAGCGGTACGCAAGGGGCGGACTCGTCTCTGGCCCGGGCGGTCCGGAGGAAGACCGTATTCCGGCGCTGGTCTCGTCTGGCGAGTACATCGTGCGGGCTAAGGCCGCTCGCCAGGCGCTACCGCTTTTGGAGGAGATCAACCGGCGCGGTGAGCGGTTGCGCCCGGCGCACGTGCACGCTGCGATGGCCGTACTTCAGGCGCATGAGGTGCCGCGCTTTGCGCAGGGCGGATTGGTAGGCCGGCGCATAAGCCTGGAGGTGCCCGTACTACGCATCGCCGGAAAGGCAGCTCCACAGGAGCTGGTCGTGCGCGTGCAAGGTGAGCTTGTCGGACGCGGACGTGACCTAATCGGCGTGATCCGTGAGACAGAGCGCATCATCAGTAGGATGGGGACATGAAGACGCTGCTCTACCTTCCGTTTCAGCGCATAGATGGCGTTCCAGATGATCTGTTTGCGCCGACGCATCTGGTCGTTGAGCGCATCGATGGCCAGCAGGAAACGCGTCTCCTGTCGGCGGTCATGACGCGCTGCGTGATGCGCACGCAGCAGCAGACGCTTGACGGGAGCGACGTGCCGCACATTATCCGCACGGCGCTCGAGTTTGACGTGTACATCGACCGCAAAGAGGACCTCGAGCGCTTCTTCCAGTACGTGCCTGTTCGGAGGTATGAGGTGCGGCTTGAAAGAGGCGACGAGTTGCCCTATCTACTCTGGCGCGGCTTTTTGAAGGCGGACGTTTATGGCGTGGATACGACGCCTTTTGACCGCGGCATCGTGAGCCTGGTGGCGACCGATGGCTTGGAAATTCTGGAAAGCATCACGATGGACGACCAGAAGCGCACGGTGCGCGAACATCTGCGCTGGCTTTTAAAGCAGGCCTGGGGCGATCCGTACTATGGAAGCTCGACCATCGAGCCGGCCTGGTTGCTTCCGGAGACGCTAGAGGTGCAAGAGGCCGACCCGGTGCTGAATACGCGGACCTGGCGGAAGTGGTACGACCTGGAAATGTATGTAGCGGGCCTAAATGGTCTCGAGTTTGTGAGTGAGCTGCTCTATCGCTACGGGCTCATGCTTACGCCAATGGATTTTGGTGGGCATCTTTGGGCGCTAATTCCGCTCGGATGGCTGCGTGAGACTGCGGACGGCAGCGTGACCTATCTTATCGTGCAGCGTGACGGTAGCGACCTTTCGGGCCAGGTAGCGAACGTCAACGCTACGATGGCATGGAGCAATCACGTGCTGCGAAGCTCTCCGGGCGGCGTCAGGATCCGAAGCGTTGTGCCTGTGCGCCGCATCGTAATGGTAGAGTCGGTGGAAGACGTCCGTGCGGACGTCTTCTATGAAAAAGACGCCGCTTACAACGAGCGCTTTGAGCACTGGATCAACTCAGATACACCGGTTTGGTGGAATGTGGTCACTGGCGCGGTGACGTTGGCTGCAGGCCAGTCTGGTAACGGACTGACGTTTGATTACGATGGCACGCTGATCGAAGGACGAAGCCACACGACGGTCCCTGTTGGCACAGCCTTCGACTTTTCTTTCTACTTGAAAAGCTCTGGCGAGCAAGTGGCGCGCGTGCGTTTTCGGATCGGTGTGGAAGACCCGACTACGGGCGACATCGAATGGCTTGCCGAGAATGGCATCGACACGCTGGTTGCCGAGGCGCTCACGACGACTTGGACGCTGTTCCAGGGCACGACGCCGGAGGCGCATCAAAGCGGACGGCTGGTGATCCAGTTTGAGCGTGATGATCCGGCTTTGGGTCTTACCGCCGTGATGATCGACGAGCTACAACTGTCGCTGCGGCAGTGGAAGACGGAGGTGACATTTCAGCGCGACGTGCTTTTGGATGCGGACGCCGAGATAGAGGTCCGCACGCGCTTACACGACGCCGTTTTCTATCCGACGGAGCCGGTTTACTTCACGCGCGTGCCGACTTGGAAACTGACGACGTTTAGGTCGGGCGAAAACTACAGGCACCTGGGGTGGCGCTTTCCGATTGAGAGTGTGACGCCGGAATCTCTGAGTGCTATCGTGCTGCGCCACCTAGCGCGCTTTTTCACGCGCGCGACCGGTGATATTCCTTTCATTTACGAGATGGAATTTGAGGCTGGATGGAAGCCGATTCTTCCGATCAGATGGCTTTACGAGAGCGCGACCAATCACGTCGTGCGCACGCCCGGCTTCTTCGTCATGGTGGAGGGCGAAACCGATCTTTCTACGTATCGCAGCCGCGGGCGCTGGCTCCGTATTCCGCTTTAATGCGGTTACACCCACCAGATCAGGTTGTCTTATCTTACAAAGCGTCAACCAACCCTTCGGAGTCATGCGCCGGTTTGTATTGTTGTTTATGCTGCTGGCCGGATGCGCCAGCGCTCGCGAAATGCTACCGCCGGATGTAGCTTCCAGCATTCCGGAAGGTGCCTGCAAGGTCGTGCTCGAGAGCGATCTGGATCAGCATAGTCTGTATCGCCAGGTGGCGCGTTCTCTGCAGGAAAGCGGCTTTGTGCTGGAGGCCTCTGATCCTGTGGCGTTGATGCTACAAACAGACTGGACGGACACTTATGCGCAGGAGGCCTCGCGAACCGGTCAGATCGCGCTCACTTCGAACATCATTCGCATCACGGTGGTGGTGGACACCACGGACGGACGTAGTCTGGCGATCTGGTCCGGGCAGTGGCGCAATTTGCCGGCCCAGGGCCAGGCCTGTTGGACGGGTTCCGATTCCTACCGGGGCCGTGCAGCTTTTGCCAGCATCGTCCTGGAGACGCTCAAGGTGCCGCACGTAGGGATTCGGTACGAATAGCTCGGACGACGCGCCGTCGGAGAGTTAGCGCGGAAAAACCTGTACCACAACCTGTACCTGGGACAAAAAAGTTAGCCGCAAGCCTCAAATTTCAAGGACTTGCGGCTAATCTCTGGTGGAGACAAGGGGATTCGAACCCCTGACCTCTGCGGTGCGATCGCAGCGCTCTACCAACTGAGCTATGTCCCCAGGAAGCAAGCGGTGAACGAGAAAGCGTCGTAGACGGTTCCGACGCCCTTCCGGGTTATGACTAAACCAAACCATTGCGTTTTCGGCTTTTTCACAACGAAAAGCCGAGCCTTTCCTTTAAGCGGAAAACAAAACCCTCGCCTTGGCCGTTCACTCTACCTACATAAGCCGGAGTGGAAAAGCACTGTTGAGAAGACCGGCCTTTAGTGTGTACTGGCTGCCAATGACCAATGCATTTGTGTAACCATGAACCAGTCGACAGCAACTTCTCGCGATTTACTGGGCGCACGGGATACGTTTCATACTGGCCAGGGGACGGCTTACTTTTATCGCCTTGATCGATTGGAAAAATTGGGATTTTCGGGTATCGACCGTTTGCCCTTCTCTATCAAGATTCTTTTAGAAGGGCTTTTGCGCAACTGTGATGGCTATCTGGTGACGCAAGAAGACGTCGAGCGCCTGGCACGCTACAATCCTAAGGCCCCAGCTCCGGAGGAAATTCCGTTTATGCCTGCGCGGGTGCTGCTGCAGGACTTTACAGGCGTGCCAGCCGTGGTGGATTTGGCGGCCATGCGTTCGGCTATGGCCCGCCTAGGGGGCGACCCAGACGTGATCAACCCTAGGGTACCTGTACACCTGGTCATCGACCACTCCGTGCAGGTGGACTACTTTGGCATTCCTGAAGCGCTACGCCTAAATGCCGAACTGGAATTTCAGCGTAACCGCGAGCGCTACGAGTTTTTGCGTTGGGGGCAGCAGGCCTTTGAAAACTTCTCTGTGGTACCCCCTGCCAGTGGCATTTGCCATCAGGTCAACCTGGAGTACATCTCGCGCGTGGTCTGGAGCCGTCCGGCAGAAGATGGGGTGCCGGTAGCCTATCCGGACAGCCTGGTCGGCACCGACAGTCACACAACCATGGTCAATGGCTTGGGTGTACTTGGCTGGGGAGTAGGGGGTATTGAGGCCGAGGCTGTTATGCTAGGGCAACCGATCTACATGCTGATGCCCGAGGTGATCGGTTTTCGGCTTACCGGTGAGTTGGCCGAAGGTGCCACCGCTACCGACTTGGTGCTTACCGTTACGCAGATGCTGCGTCAATATGGGGTGGTGGGGCGTTTTGTTGAGTTTTTCGGTCCCGGCCTGAGCAAACTTTCTGTGCCCGATCGGGCCACCATTGCCAACATGGCCCCCGAATACGGGGCAACCATGGGCTTCTTCCCTGTGGACCAGGAGACCCTCGACTATCTGCGGCGCACTGGCCGGCCACAAGAACTTGTGGACTTGGTCGAACGCTACACCAAAGCGCAAGGACTTTTCCGCACGGATGAGACGCCGGATCCTGAGTTTTTTGACGTAATCGAGCTAGACTTAGGCCAGGTCGTACCTAGCGTGGCTGGCCCGAAACGGCCGCAAGACCGCATCGAGCTTTCGGCGGTCAAAAAAGCCTTCCAGGTTGCGTTCTCCAGTCCCTCAGGCCCTAAAGGATTTGGCCGCAAGCCGGAAGAATTTACGCAGACCGTTACCTATCGGGACGAAAAAGGCAACGCGGTTCAGCTTCGACATGGCGACGTGGTCATTGCAGCGATTACAAGCTGCACAAACACCAGCAATCCCTCAGTCATGTTGGGAGCTGGGCTGCTGGCCAAAAAGGCTGTCGAGCGGGGTTTGAAAGTCCCACCGTATGTGAAGACCAGTTTGGCCCCCGGTTCCAAGGTGGTCACCGACTACCTGACGGCTGCTGGTTTGATGCCTTATCTCGAACAGCTTGGCTTCGGATTGGTAGGCTATGGGTGCACTACATGCATTGGAAACTCGGGGCCGCTGCCAGAACCTGTTGCAAAAGCCATTAAAGAAGGCAATCTGGTCGTCGCTGGTGTGCTTTCGGGCAACCGGAACTTTGAAGGCCGTATCCACCCGCTTGTGCAGGCCAACTTCCTGGCGTCGCCTCCCCTGGTGATCGCCTATGCGCTGGCAGGTACGGTCAACCTCGATCTAACCAGCGAGCCCCTGGGCTCGGATCGGGAGGGCCGTCCGGTATACCTCAAAGACATTTGGCCGAGCAGCCAGGAAATCCTTGCGCTCATTAATGAGGTCATCAAGCCCGACATGTTCCGTAAAGAATACGAGGGCATTGAGACTTCAAATGAGATGTGGAACCAGCTGCGCGTAGCTGGTGGGGCCATTTATGAATGGGATCCGGATTCGACCTACATCCAAGAGCCGCCTTTCTTTACTGACCTCACACCTGAGGTGCCTAAAATTCAACCCATTACGAGCGCGCGTGTGCTGGTGCGTGCTGGCGATTCGACAACCACCGACCATATTTCGCCGGCTGGCTCAATTCCTCCAGATAGCCCTGCTGGGCGCTACTTGATTGCTCGGGGTGTAAAGCCGATCGACTTCAACTCCTATGGCGCGCGGCGAGGCAATCACGAAGTGATGATGCGCGGCACGTTTGCGAACATTCGTTTTAAAAACCTGCTTGTTCCGGGTACTGAGGGCGGCATCACGCGCTACTTCCCTACGGGCGAGGTCATGTCGATCTACGATGCGGCCATGCGTTACAAAGAAGAAGGCATTCCGCTCATCGTCATCGGCGGAAAAGATTACGGCATGGGTTCCAGCCGCGACTGGGCCGCCAAAGGGACCGCACTTCTGGGGGTGCGGGCTGTACTAGCCGAAAGCTTTGAGCGTATCCACCGCTCGAACCTAATCGGTATGGGCGTGTTGCCGCTCCAGTTTAAAGAGGGGCAAAATGCAGAAACGTTGGGGCTCGATGGCTCGGAAGTCTACGACATCCCTGTAACCAACGACGTCAAGCCGCGCCAGACGCTGACCGTCACGGCTACCAAAGCTGATGGTACGAAGGTCTCCTTTGAAGTATTGGTACGGCTCGATACCCCGGTAGAGGTCGAGTACTACCGTCACGGTGGCATTCTACACTACGTGCTGCGGGACTTTTTGCGCAGCCAGCCCGAACGCGTCGAAGTTTAA